TCCAAAAGGGCGATTGGTATTCCTTCATCGCTTCATATCTATTTTGGCTAATCTCTTTGGGTTTACCCCTATGTAATAGACAGAACGATCCTTTACCTTCTCTTACTTCCTTACAGCCTAATTGAGCACACTTAGTATAGATTGGTACTGAAGGCATTACGAGGTAGGATCTTCTACTATATGTATTGGATTGTTATCGATCCATATATCTATATTCAAACCTATAGACTTACAGTAATCCATCTTAGCTTTACCCATTGTGAAGATAATATGGTCTTTATCTAATACTTTACCAATACTATCCATTAGTTTTTCGTTTTGCTTTTCACCCACATGATGAGTAACGCAATAAACATCCCATTTACGCATCCAGCACATATAAATAAAGGTATCCCAAAACTTAGGGTCAGCAGAATAAGTATTATGATAATCAAGGGCAACGCATAAATCTTTTTCCCTTTTTTCTTCTTTAAATCCGCTTGCGTGAGCCGCTTGGGCTACTTGAAGTGCTTTTGCTTTAGTAGTAAATGGACCTTTTGATCCCCAATACCATCCATCTGTTTTTTTCTGAAAAGGCATATTTATCCCACCCAATGATTAGCATCGCCACGATTACCTAACCGCCATTGAATTATAAAATCATCTTGATACTTTAGCCAGAAGTTATAGTGAATAGGCATTAAACACCAAGCTCTAAACTCTTTTAACCCCCAATGATGCCGATACCAAAGCAACTGCCTAACGGCACATCTATATTTGTGTAGTTCTTCATTCACCTTTAAATAGAAAAGAATAGGTTTTTACATCTAATCGGAAAGCGGTATTAGGTGCATCTTTAGCTTTAATTCTAATCCTTAATTTAGGATTGGTATCTCTTGCAATACTAGCTAACTTCCATTTTGGATCATTTCTAAGACTATGATAAACAGGCATTGAGCTAAATTTACCCATTACTTGATATGGCATATTCTTTACTAACTGAGAACATTTATTTAAAAAATGAATTCCTAAACCAAATCCGCAATAGTCTGGATGTATTACTAATCTATTAAAGTGAAGAATCATAGGTCTATGCTTATGTCGCCACGGAACATAATTAGCAAAAGAAAGAAATCCTATTTGCTTATCTCCATCGTATAAACCATAAAAAATATTAAAGCCACCAGCTAATTTTTCACTTAAATAGTGATACTTGCTAAAGAAATTCCATGAATTCTTAGTAGTTTCCCTAATATCAAATTGGATTCGGTCTGTTCGTTTAAAGTCTTGCCAAAGTAACCTCCGATTAGTATAGCTTTGTTCGTTGCAATCAATAATCCAATCAGGATTAAGCCATTCAATAATATCGTAATGGCACGCTAATAAAATAATTCGTTTATTTGTTTTTCTAGCGTGCTTACTAATACAATGGCTCATTACTTTTGCAATAGTCCTATCTACTACTGAAGTCCACTCATCAATAATAGTAACTTCATCGCCATGCTTAGCCATTTGCAAAGCACATTCTGCCCTGGCTTTTTGTCCGTTAGATAAAGTATATGCTGGTCGTATCCAACATGGAACGCTAGTTAGTCCAACTCCAGCAAGCATAGAAGCACATTCGTCATAAGAATATTTAGCATCGAACTGTTCTATTACTGGTTTTGTATCATCTAATAGCGTTATAAATGCTTTATCGCCAAATATATGCCGAGCTAATGTGGTTTTACCTGAACCAGATGCACCAACTATTAAACCAATATTATAGGGAGATTCTAGGTCAGCTTTAACTTTAAAATGATGAACAGATTTCTTTTCCTGATCTATATCTAAACTATTTGCCGCTTTAGTTGATCTAAAAGATTTAGAAACAGGGCTTTGAAGTATCAGTTCATAATTTTGCACTCAAAACCTCTTTCTTTTAATTCTTCAAAAATCTTTTGCAATTCGGATTCGTTAATAAATTCCACCAGTAACAAATTGCGATTACCATCATCGGTAATTTCACCTTCTTCCGTATCTGCATCCTCTACTCCAATTAACCGCTTTAATTCTTCATCTGAGAATCCTAGCAATTCCATATCTATATCGCTAACTTCTATATCTTCTAATTCGAGCTTTAAAAGTTCTTCATCCCATCCAGCATTTAGAGCAATTTTATTATCGGCAATAATATAAGCCTTTTTCTGAGCTTCGGTTAAGTCCGAGCAATCAATATAAGGAATAGTAGTAAGTCCTAACTTCTTTGCCGCCATTACTCTGCCATGACCAGCAATAATGCCGTTATCGCCATCAATTAATATTGGGTTTCTGAAGCCAAATTCCTTAATACTTGCCGCTATTTGATTAATCTGGCTCTCGCTATGAGTTCGAGCATTATTAATATAAGGGATTAGTTTTGAAACTTCGATTTCAGAGGGCATTGATCACCTCTGGCAATTTAGATTGAGAGTAGGTATATTGCCACACGCTTTTTCTCTCTTTAGGAGTTGTATTAGCGACTAAGGCTCGTTGTACATATCTTTGTTTAAGTAGGTAGCAAAGAGCCATTGAAATATCGCTAGGCTTCAGTTCTGGCAGTTCTTTATTAATCTCATTTAAAGTCATTGAAACTGGCTTTTGTGTAAATAAAGCCCTGATTTTAGCTACTGAATTTGCAGACATAAAAAATCCCCATGTATTAGATGGGGATCAGTATTACTTGTAATACTTCTAATGTCAAGCGGTAAGTAGTGCAATCGCCCTATTTTTTAATCTATCACCAGTACCAAACCACGCAGAGTCCAATCTGGCATCGTTATTACGACTTGGATTATGGTGATCTACATATTCAGTAACGGCATTAAGCATTCCCCATTTGCTATAGCCTACCAATTCTTGACCTTTAGCTTCCGAATCAAATAAAGCCATAATCTTCTTATAAGCTCTGTTTTCTTCAATAGGCGAGTCCTTTACCTGATTTAATGGGGTAATAAGATCAGCAACGAATTGCTGAGCCTGAGCTTGCCTTAGCTTTTGTTTCTGAAGAACTTTAGCCATATCCATAAATGACCCAAAAGATGCTACGGCAGTTCCAAGTTTCTCCTTAACTTTTTCGTGATCGAACTGCTGAATATGACTAAAGGATACGCAGTTAGACTTATCGTTTACCGCCATCGTAAGAGTATTATTGCAAACGACTCTTACAGTAGTAAATCTAGCGGTTGTGGCTAATGTTCTATCGCAAGAAGTAGATAGTAATAAAAAACCACCAACCCCATCGCCCTTACAAACTTCACCAAATTTGCCAGTTTCAGCTAAAGCCCACATCCGTTTACCGCCTCTTAAAGTTCCAGCAGTATTTATTTTAAATCCATTTTCATCAATTAAATCCCTGAAAAACTCTAATACTTCTACTGGCTGAACTGCTTTATAACGATTAGAAACTACTGATAACGGAAGATGAGTATCTGATCTATAAAGAACATTTTGACCGCTATAAATCTGATCGTTACCTTCTGCATCGAATTTAACTGGAGAGGAGTTAATAGTCCAATCCATACCAGCCGCCTTTTGCCATTCCTCGATAGAGCTATTCTCATCTATCTCTTGACCTAGACCATGCCAAGGGGTTTCGCCTACAAATGCCATTTCGTTAAAGCCATCTGCTCTTTGTGTGATTTCGTGTGCCATGATTTTATTTCCTTTTCGTTTAATTAAATAAAACTGCGATTAACTGACTAAAACTAACACCTAATACTCCAACTGCAATCATTACTCCAAAAACTAAACCGAGTAAGCAAGCTCCTAAAAATTCTTTCATTCTTCTTCTCCTTCTTCGTCAATTTCATCGACTAAATTAATATCCTCTGAAAGCTGAAGAAAATCCTCGCATTGTTGAATCAGAATTTGATAAGCTCTTTTTTCTGAATCGCTAAGTTTTAATTGACCGCTTTTATTATTCACCGCCTCAGATAAAACGCTTAATAACTGGCTGAGATCAGTTGAAGTATTTTCAAACTGGCAATAAGACATATTCATTTTGATTCCTTTTCGTTATTAATCGGTACTGCTTAGAAGTATTATATACGAAATCCGTATTTGTTACGAATATAAAGAAATAAATCCAAAATAACCTAAGTTACTGATTTTAAAGGGGAAAAGTGTCGTTTTTATCTGACATTTGCTTAATTTTTAAGCAATTAGGGTGGGGGTAGACCACGAAAAGGCGAGTTTTTTAAGCTCAGATAGATTTTAGAGTTATCAGCTCTGCCTACCCCCATAGAAGGCGAGGGGTTTTATCCCCTCTTAATACTTAAAACGGAATATCATCATCTTGAATGCCAGCACCTTGATTTGTCGGCTTACTTCCAACTCCTACCTCCTTAGGTTTTGGTTCAAATAAAGAAACCCAACCATCCCAGTTTACAGGAATTGAATCTATTTTGAGTGAGAGCTGACCTTTATCATTTTGGAAGCAAACTCCCATTTGATGCCAACGAGCCTTTTCCTCGCCATTACGATCTTTATAAGTGCCATTCTTTGCTTTTACTTCGTATCTAACAACCGCCATCATTTTTCTCCTGAGAGGATTTTTATCATATCTTCAACTTCTTGAAGGAACTGTTTTACTTCTATTTCCATATCAGTAATAAAGTCATTACTTCTATGTAAACGCTTTACAAATAATCTATTTTTTAACGGCAATCTAGGGTCAAAACTTATAAAATCGCACCATTCTCTATTGGTTACCCATAACTGACATTGTATTTGTTTGTAATACTCAGTAGGAATTTGATCAGCGTATAAGTAATCAATATGAGTCGTAGTATTAGGGCATTTAATTTCTACCAATCCCATATCACCTACTAATCCATCAGGAGAGCAACCTAGCCATTTAATAGTTGGGTGCATCCAAAAGCCAGTCTTATCAACAAAAGTATTGCTATAGACTTCATACGCTTGTCTAGCTAAATATTCCGTTTGAATTCCCCACTCCATCGCTGAAGAAGTAAATCCTTCTTGAATTTGCATACTCAGTCTTTCAGCCACTAATCTTGTTTTATATTTCTTACGAGTTAGAGCTTCTCCTGATTTACCTTTAGCCATTACATCAGCTATAGAGCTACCAGAAACATGACCTAATCGAGCCATTTTCCATTCGTCTGTTCCTTGCTCTAATAATCGAGTATCTTGATTAAGATTAACCATTCCAGCAAAAGGAATAGGCTCTACTGCTTTATACATAGCCTTAATAATTGCTTCTCTATCTTCAGTAGTAAAAGTAGTCATTTCTCTTTTCCCTTTTCAATCCAATAATTGTCATTTTCTTCATAGGCTATG